ATCTTTAAAGTCAGCAAAAAAAGTGTCTATGTCCTCAGTAAAAGCCATAATGAAAAGCCCTCATTAGAGGGCTGTATTTTTATCCGTACTTTTTAAGACCAACTAAGTTGATGCTAAAAGTAAATGTTGGTGATGATCCACCGATTGTTTGTACAATTTTGATGTAACGCTTGCACTCATCTTTGTTGATTGCAAGTGTTTGCATTGAAGCAGATCCTGTTATCTGTGTAAAAGTAGCACCAGATAAATCTGTGTATGTACCACTTGAAGCATCAGAATTAGTAATTTTAATATCTAATGTTGGAGAAGAACCGCCACCAGCAGCACTATCCAAAATTAGCATTACATCTCCGTCATATTCGAGAAGATCTATTGCACTTGATGTGGCTGTGCTTGTTACAGCAGCAGTAGCAACACCAGCAACAACAGTTAGTTTTTCTAGGTTCTGTTGAATAACAGACATTTTAAGATTCCTCCTGTTTAGAAATAAACTCTTCTAATTTTGCAATTAGATCAGTTTTGTTTTGTCTTCTATCGAGTTCAATTCCAATCTTCCGACCATAAGTTTCGATTTGTGATTTTGTCATTTCAGAAAAATCAACTTCGTCACTATCGGAAGACTCTGGCTCGACAACTGGTTCTGTACTGGCAATAGGTGCTTCACAAACCTCAACAGCTAATTCAGCCTTTTCTACTGCTATCAAATACTGACCAGTTTGCTCTTTAACATCAACGATAGTGCCGACACTCGTGGGAGTGCCAGCTATCATTGTTGCTCGTAGCAATTTAACCTTCATATTATGTTCCGAAAGAAAACGCAGTTGGTTGTTTGACCGCAAAATCAACATCCTGTAACGCAATTATTCTTACGCTACCACTTGTTGCGTTTGCATATGGATCTACTGTTAGATCTAAACCAGACCACATACCGATTACAAACTGTGAGAAGTCTCCGAAGAGTACATCGTTATTTGCAAGTTGATTAGAAACAATAGCTGGGTAGCCGTTAATTTCGTTGTTCTCAAACACGAACTGCCCTGTGTTTGTAGCCTTTTCTGTTGACTTCAATGCACCTCTTGCAGAAGCGTTAATTAGGTAGAACATATTAGCGACATCTGCGTTTGCAGCAGCAACGTCTGTTTCGAGCGCAATATATTCAGCAAATGTACCGAATGTAGTAATTGTTGATGTACCTACACCAGTTGTATCTTTAATACCAAGTGGCTCGTTTGAACTACCAGATCCATAGATAGCTGCGTTATCTAACTTAGTAGCAATAACCTTCGCAATATCATCTCTAATCATTGCCTCAACGTCTATAGAAGACTGAAGAAGTAATCTGCGAGAGTAGTCAACAAAAGCACCAATCGTCTTAGGTGTCATATTGACCTGATCAAAAGCTTGCTGACTTTCTGTTGGAGCGCCAGACTCACCTACGAAATACGCAGTTGATGTAGATGTCATTCTTGGGATAGACACGTTACCTGACAATCCAGTAAGCATTGTTGGGTTAGTAGCCATAACTGCCATTCTTTTACGAAGAATGTCAATAAATGATCCAGCAAGTAGTTCTGTAGCAACTAAGTTACCACCAGCAGTTGCTGTACCTACAGTTAAGTCTCTTCTTAGAACTTCGTTAGGAACAAGGATTCCATTAGCTGGCTTCTCATATTTTTTAGAAGCTGCATCAGATACTTCTCTCTCGAAAGCTGCTGCTTCTTGTGCAGCGCGATCTGTTGGGTTTGCTAGTGCGTTTAATGCTCTTAGGAAAGAAAATTGCTTAACCTCTTTTTGGTCTAAGCCAACATCGTTGTGTGTCATGTCTGTTGAACGGATGGGTGTATTACGAACCTCTGCCTTGTTTTTAACAAGATCGAGGATTGCTGCTTTAGCCTCTTCGGGAGTTTTATTTCCCTTTATAAGTGAGTCAGCAAGCTCTTCTGCTCCATACTTTCCAAATTCACGACATAACGAAGTGATCGATGCTGTACGAGCATTGTTTTCATCAATAGCGCGTTGAACTTCGGCTTTGATGTCGATTTCAACGGATTTCTCCGCCTCAACCGCAGTTTCTTTAGTTGATTCTTCCATAGTACGAACCGAGGGTGATGCGGATACTTCCGCAGAATTTATCTCCTCAAGAGGAGACTTATCTTCTATATTAATACTATTACCTTGAGAGGGTTCTATCAAACTTCTTCCAAATCCAATTGTAGGATCCGCAGGGACAGTTACAACTGATAATTCGTGTACAGACCAATTGGTTGCGCGCATTCCATCTTCCATTTCTTCCATATCATTGATTTGATATCCAAAAGAAATACCTCGTAAAATACCATCTTTAACGTCTTCTAAGACCTCAGTAGCAAATTTATTACGAGAAAAGCGGATTTTAGCGTATCCACGTTTATCTTCTGGATTTATATATGCGCGCTCAACAACACCAATTGGCTTATTCATATCGTGATTGAATAAGACAGCACCACCATCATTTAATCGAGATAAATCAGCGGCTCCATCATCATGGCTTAACACTTCGTTACCAAAGTATCGTTTTACAGCAAATTCTGACGAGAAAGGAAACTCAAATGTTCTTGCTTTTACATTTTTGAAGTCCGTAACCTCTTTACGCTCAAATTTATCTCCTGTCTCAATCGCTCTAATATCGGCAATTTTTGTAAGTGTCGAAAATTTGTGACCTACCTTACGATCTGTAGCCTCCCCATTTCTATAGAGTGTTATTAAAGCTGCTGGATCATCTGGCGTACCTGTAATTGTAAATGAACTATCTGGTACATCTATTGATCCATCTCTAACGATTCGATCAATTTTTCCCCTAGCACGACCTCCACTAGAGTTCCAAGATACAAAATCACCTACCTTAAGAGCATCTGGTTCTGCTCTTTCTATTGTTTGGGTTTCCTTAGTCATAGTTTTTTCATTGGTGGCTGGTTCAAATTTAATTGGATCAAATTCATTTTCTTCGAGCCAATCTAAAGCCTGAGATGATGAATACTGAGTCAGTCTAAATCGAATTGATTGTAGTTCTGCTCCCTCTTCATTATCCTTTATACCAAAAATATAGTCTATACCCTCCCCTCTTTCATCATTTGACCTTCTAAATGTATCAAATTGCTTTGAATCCGTGATTGTTGCAGCGTGTTCATTTGGATATGGCCTAGACATTTCAATAACTTCTGCCCTTTCTCTAGCCTTTTTAATTGCAGCAGCTTTTCCACGACTCCAACTAAAGCCGCTATCTCCGCCCCATGCAGCCCAGGCCACTCTGCCTTTTGACGGATATCCTTTTTCTCCTTTTCTAAAACCCTCTGCTTTTTTATCTACTTCATGGCGGCTAAAAAAACTAAACATCCTGACTACCACATCCGCAGATAGTTCTCCGCCACTAATTATCTGACTAGCTCTTACAGCAGCTACTTGCGTACCACCAGCCTTACCTTCCTCTTTCCACGCTTTGTATCTTTTAGCCTCAGTAACCATTCCTTGTGTTGGTTTGAGGTTGATCTCTGTTCCGCTGACATTTGCCATAGTTAGCTAGACTTTTTACGTTTTCTAGATCTTGGAGGTTGCTCTGTCTGTTCTGGTTGAGGTGTGTCGAGAGATAACTGACCCATCTCAACTTCTAAATCTAGATCTTTATCTAATGTTACACCTAGTGACTTAGCAACCTCTTGCTCTCTTGCTATCTCAGAAATAATATCGTCATAATCACCACCATTTGTCTGTGCAATAACTTGTGACTTAGTCATATAACCAGCCTGTTCTGCCTCACGATATGCCTTAATTTCTTTTAGCGGATCAACATAATGTTGTGCTGGTGGAGTCCATCTTGGCTTGCAATATCTTTTTGAATTAGATGCATAATCAGGGAAATCTATCACACCAGATAAAACTGCAAGATCAAGCCATTCTTTAAATATTCGATAATGAAAATTATCAATTATATACTTCTGACAAAACTTCCAATGCTCTCTGTCTTCTAACAAACTGAGTCTTGAACTTGAATAATTAGTTTCTGAAAAATCTTTACTAATAGTTTCAAAACTACAACCTATTCCTGTAGCAAAACGTCTAATTTTGTTTTTTACAAACATCTCATATTGTTGAGACGGATAATCTATATCTGGGACAGTAACAGATTCGTTAGGCATCAAATATCTAAATGTACCTGGCTCAAATGA